TCGCTGATATTGTTCGTGGTATGCATTTGTATGGCAGAAAGATACTTCGTCCTGAAGCTATCGTAACTGCTAAATACAACGTAGCGTAAGGGAGGATAGACTATGGCAACATATGATTTAACATCATCCGATACCACAGGGGTATCCTCAAATTCTATCGCAGCGTTACCTTCAATGAAAAACACTAATGTTATGAGAAATGTCGAGGCTTACCTTGATATTGATAAACTCGTAGCTGCAGGTGGTTCTTTTGCAGATGGAGACATCTTTCAGGTGTTAGAAATTCCTGCAAATCACCTAATTTTAAATGCAGGTGCAGAGGTTATGGCAGCTTTTACTTCAAGCTGTACTCTTGACATGGATTTCGCAGCAGGTGACGACATTATTGATGGTGCTGATATTACATCTACAGGCTTCTGTGCCGCAGGTAGTAATGGTCAGACTAACACAGTTGTCGGAAGTGCAGCTTCAACTTACACACAATTTATCACAGCGACTGATACTATTGATTGTAAGATTGCAGGTGCAGCTCCTGCGACAGGTAGACTAAGAGTATACGCAACAGTTATTGACCTTTCAGGTCATGGCTTAGACGATACTCCTGCTGATGTCGATAGAGACCAATTAGCTTAATTAGCTAGATATAGGGTGGCAGGGAAACTTGCCATCCTTTTAACACGAGTTTATTATGGCAGAAACATTCCTTACACATACAAATAGAGTTATAGCACGATTAAATGAAGTAGCATTAACTTCATCTAACTTTACTTCTTCACGAGGTATACAGACACAATGTAAGAATGCTGTCAACGAAGCTGTAAGATATATTAATCAAAAAGAGTTTCAATACCCTTTTAACCATACCACAAAAACACAAACACTTACAGCAGGAACAGTTAAGTATAGCATACCTACAGATGCTAAAACTGTAGATTACAACACATTTAGATTAGTAAAAGATAGTGATTTAGGTGTAAGTGGTGGAAGATTATCAATACTTAATTACAACGATTATGTAAATTCTTACATAACACAAGAAGATGAGATAAGCACAACTACATTAAGTACATCACATACTGATTCAGTTACAACAATTACAGTAGCTAGTACAACAGGGTTTGATAGCACAGGAACTTTGTATATTGGTAATGAACAAGTTACATATACAGGAACAACAAGCACAACATTTACAGGTGCTACAAGAGGTGCTAATTCAACAACAGCTGCAGCACATGATAGTGGAGTTCAGGTAGCACAGTTTGATAGAGGTGCAATACCATCTTATGTGACAAGAACACCTGATAACAACTATATTCTTTATCCTTACCCCAACAAATCTTTTTCTATAAAATATGACTACTTTACATTTCCTAGTGACATGTCAGCACATAGTGATACAACATCTATACCTGACAGGTTTGCACCTATCATAGCAGATGGTGCGACAGCTTTTGTATATCAGTATAGAGGTGAAACACAACAGTATCAATTAAACATGCAAAGATTTGAACAAGGTATTAAGAATATGCAGACACTATTAGTTAATAGATTTGAGTATGTTAGGTCTACATATATACCAAGAACAGGATATTCTAATACAGCAGATATACCATTAAGGTTGACATAATATGCCTGACCAATCACAAACATCACCTTCGGCATTTGTATGTGAGGGTGGACTAATTAAAAGTCGTTCAACCTTTATTATGCAACCGGGTCAAGCGTTAGAGTTATTAAACTTTGAACCTGACATTGAAGGTGGCTATAGAAGAATAAACGGCTTTAGAAAACACTGTAATCATATTGTACCTCAAACATCATCTAGTTCTGAAAAAGTTTTGATGGTAGCATTTTTTAATAATAATGTTGTTGCTGCAAGAGGTGAAAAAATATTTAGTTCAGCATCAACTGAATTAGCAACTGCAATAACATCAAGTGCAACAATGTCAGGGTCAGGAACTATAACTGTAGATAATACAACAGGTTTTAGTTCAAGTGGCACATTACAAATTAACTCTGAAACATTTACTTATACAGGTAAAACAAGTACAACTTTTACAGGGGTAACAAGAGCAACAGGTGCAACAAGTGCTGCTGCACACTCAATAAATGATGTAGTATCTGAGAGTTGGACTGAAAGAGATACAGGTAGAACTAACGCAGGTAAATATACATTTGAAAGATTTAACTTTGATGGCAACGAAAAGTTAATTGTAACAGATGGCACAAACGACCCAACAGTTTTTAATACATCTTTTTCTGCAACAGATGTTACAGATTCAAGTGTAGAAGGTGCTAAGTTTGTAACTGCATTTAAAAACCACATGTTTTATGCAGGTATGTCGAGCACTCCACAAGAGGTAGTATTTAGTCAACCTTCTGATGAAGATGCTTTTAATACTGGTAGTGGTGCAGGAAGTGTGGAAGTTGATGATACGATTGTAGGATTAAAGGCTTTCCGTGGTGATTTATTTATATTTTGTGAAAACAGAATATTTAAAATGACTGGAAGTTCATCAAGCGATTTTGCAATAACACCTGTTACAAGAAATATTGGCTGTATAAATGGAGACACTATACAGGAATTTGCAGGTGATTTAATATTTCTAGGACCTGATGGATTACGTACAGTTGCAGGTACAGCAAGAATTGGTGACGTTGAACTAGGAACTATTAGTGCAAATGTGCAGTCTATATTTGATGAAAACTTAGTTGATGCAGCACTGTTTGAGTCAATAGTTATACCTGACAAAACACAATATAGAATATTCTTTTCTAAAGAAACTGTAGGTGAAGATAACACAAGAGGTGTTATATGTGTTATGAAAGGTCAAAACTTTGAGTTTGCAGAGTTAAGAGGTATAAAACCATCTGCAACAGATACCTTTGTAGAAGCAGGTGATGTATTAGTTTTACATGGTGGGTATGATGGATTTATACATAGGCAAGAAAAAGGCAATGACTTTAATGGAACAAAAGTATCAGGTAGATATAGAAGTCCTGATTTAACTTTTGGAGACCCCGGAATAAGAAAACATATGCAAAGGGTCATAGTCAACTACAAACCTGAGTCAGCTATTAATGCTGATATGTTTGTAAGATATGATTATGAAGATAGAAACTCTTCAAGACCTGCAGCATATCCATTAGATTCTGAAGACGTGGTTGCTATATATGGTACATCAACTTATGGAACACCTACATATGGTGGTTCATCAGAACCATTGTTAAGACAATCTGTAGAGGGTTCAGGTTTTGCTGTGGCATTAAGAGTAAATGACAATGCTACGACAGCACCATACTCATTAAAAGGATTTCAATTAGAATATCAGTTAGGAGCAAGAAGGTAAATGGGAGAAACGTATACACGACAATCATCTTATACAGATGGCGACGTAATCACAGCAGCACATACTAATGATGAATTTGACCAACTATTAGCAGCCTTCCAAGCAAGTAGTGGACATACTCACGATGGCACTGCCAACGAAGGTGGTCCTATAACTAAGTTATTAGGTAATACATTAACCTTTGGTGCAGGAACTGCAGGAACAGATATTACTGTAACATTTGATGGAGAGAGTAATGATGGTGTTCTTAAATGGATGGAAGACGAAGACTACTTTGAGTTTAGTGATGACATCTTAATTGCTTCAACAGAAAAGTTACAGTTTCGTGATACAGCAATATATATTAATTCATCAACAGATGGACAGTTAGATTTAGTAGCAGATACTTTAGTTCAAATAGCTACTCCTGCATTTACAGTAGATGCTAGTGGAGATATTACTTTAGATGCAGGTGGTGCAGATGTTGTTCTTAAAGATGATGGAACTACGTTTGGTAGTTTAACAAATAGTAGTGGCGAACTTGTAATTAAATCAGGTTCTACACCTACAACTGCTATGACATTTAGTGGTGCTAATGTAACCTTTGCAGGTACAGTAACAATCGGTAGTGCTGGTATATCTGAAGCAGAACTAGAAATACTTGATGGTGCTACAGTTACAACAGATGAACTAAACATCATGGATGGTAACACCTCTGCCACATCAACAACTGTTGCTGATGCAGATAGAGTTGTATTTAATGATGCAGGTACAATGAAACAAGTAGCAGTTACAGATTTAGCTGCATATTTTGATGATGAAATAACTGCAATGCCTAATCTTGTAACTGTAGGAACTTTAAATAGTGGTGCTATTTCTAGTGGTTTTGGTAATATTGACATAGGTTCATCTACAATAACAACAACAGGTTTAATTACAGGTGGTTCGTTAGATATAGATGATGTTGTAATTAATGGAACAACAATAGGTCATACAGATGATACAGACTTAATAACACTAGCAAATGGTTCTGCAACAATAGCAGGTGATTTAACTTTATCAGGTGACTTAACAGTTTCAGGTGATGACATCACTATGGGAACTAATACTGCAGGTAACTTACTCATTGCTGATGGAACAAATTTTAACTCTGTAGCAGTAGGGTCATTATCAGAAATATCAACGATTGCAAATGATGATGTATTTTTAGCAGTAGATACTTCTGGAGGTGGTCTTAAAAAAGTAGCTAGAAGCACAGTTGTTTCTGGTTTGGCAACTTCAGCAGCCATTTCTAATGTATCTGAAGATAGCACACCACAGTTAGGTGGTGATTTAGATGTAAATGGAAATGACATTGTATCTGTATCTAATGGTAATATTACTATAACACCAAACGGAAGTGGTGTGGTAAGATTAGATGGCAACGTAGATATTCAAAGTGGTACTATTGATTTAAAGAACTCAGGTTCAAGGTCTAAAATTAATTTTTATTGTGAGTCAGGTAATGCTCACGCACAAGCACTTCAAGCTGCACCACACTCAGAAAGTGCATCAAATACTTTAACACTACCTAGTACAGGTGGTGACGTTGACTTAGTTTCAACAGCATCAACTGCCACACTTACAAATAAAACATTCGGAGATAATGTAAGTTTTGGTGACAACAACATAACCAATGTAGGTGATATAGCACTTGACTCTATTAGTGCAGATGGAACAGATATAAATGTAGCAGTGTCGGATAACTCAGCTACAGCATTTACAATCAAACAGGGTTCTGATAATTATTTTGTTGTCGATACAGGAAATAGTAGTGAGTCTATAGCTATAGGTACAGGTATATCAGGTACAGCTATTACACTAGGTCATAGCACATCTGAAGTAACTGTAGCAGATAACTTAACAGTTACAGGTGACTTAACAGTATCAGGCACAACAACTACTGTAAACTCAACTACTGTAAATTTAAATGACCATAATATTGTACTTGACAGTGGTAACAGTACATCTGCTGTAATTAATGGTGCAGGTATTACAATAGAAGGTGGTTCAGGTGATGATGCTACATTTAGCTATAATACAACAGGTCCTAAGTTTGAATTAAAGTTAGGTTCTAGCCATGAAGATTTACAAGTTGACCAACTTATTGCAGCTTCTCTTGATATATCAGGCAACGTAGATGTCGATGGTACATTGGAAGCAGATGCTATAACAGTTGATGGTACAGCACTAAATACTGTGATTGCAGGTGTAACAGTAGCAAATGCAACTACAGCTGCAGTAGCAACAACAGTAACCATTAGTGATAACGAAAGTACAGATGAAGATAATGCTATCATCTTTACATCAGGTGGTGATGTAGATGGTGGTAACATAGGATTAGAAAGTGATGGAGACTTAACATATAATCCAAGCACAGGAAGACTAACAGCTACACAGTTAGCAGGTACATTACAAACTGCAGCACAGGCTAATGTTACTTCTTTAGGAACACTTACTACACTTACAGTTGACAATGTAATTATTAATGGGTCAACAATAGGACACACAGGCGATACAGATTTAATGACTGTGGCTAGTGGTGTATTGACTGTTGCAGGTGAAGTTGATGCAACAAGTCTTGATATTAGTGGTGATGCTGATATAGACGGCACACTTGAAGCAGATGCAATTACTGTAAATGGAGCAACTCTAAATTCAGTCATTGCTGACGAAGCAACAGCGTTAGCTATAGCACTAGGATAATGCTTGACAAACAAGCAATTTTCGTGTATAATTATATAAAAAAGGAAAGGTAAAATGGCAAATACATTTAAAGTAGTAACTTTTGCAGCTGAACCAAATTCAGCAGGTACACCTTATACTGTCTACACTACACCTAGTAGCACAACAACTATTATTTTGGGGTTGGTGTTATCAAATATTCACACATCACAAGTGACAGCAGAAGTTGAACTTGTAAGTGATACATCAGGTGGTGGTAGAGGAGCAACAAACGGAACTGCATTTTTAGTTAAAGATGCACCTATACCTGTAGGTTCTTCTCTTGAGTTATTGGCAGGTAATAAAGTTGTTCTTGAAACAACAGATGCAATAAAAGTTGACTGTTCAGTAGCAGATAAATTAAGTGGCACATTAAGTATTATGGAGATAACCTAATGCCGTATATAGGTAAAGATGTTCCAACAGCATATCAAAGTACAACAGCCGTACAAAGATTTAATGGTGACGGAAGTGATACAACATTTACATTGACAACAGCCGTAAGTTCTGTGCAAGATGTTCTTGTATCTGTAGATGGTGTGGTACAGGATACTGCAGCTTATACAATACCTGATGGTACAACTTTAACATTTACTGCCGCACCTTCAAGTGGTACAGGTAATATATTCGTAAACTACCTTGCACCTCAAGCATCAACAATAACACCTGCTGCTGAGAACAAAGGTAATTTTAAAGGTGGTGGATTGTTTAGAACAAATGCTCAATCATTGACAGCAGATATAACAATACTTGCTACAGAAAATGCTAACGTAACAGGACCTTTTACTGTTGACAGTGGAGTAACACTTACAATAGAATCAGGTGGAACATTGGTGACTATATGAGTAGTTTATTTACAGATACAATTAGAAAAACTGGTGGAACAGCAGGAACAGATATTAAGATAAACAATAGTTCTACCTATGTTGATGGTTCTAATAAAAGTCAAAACATGGTAGCTGCCATATCTAAGTTTTGGCTTAATTTTTCAATGGCAGGAACAACAGCTAGAAGCGACTCTTTAAATAATAGCAGTATTGTAGATAATGCAACTGGAGATTTTAGTTTGCATTTTACTAATAATTTTAACTATGAAGGGTATTGCACAACACATTGCGTTGGTGGACACGTTACAACAGATGGAAATTGGGATTACGCAGGTGGAACATATAATCAAGGAGCATCCACTCTTAGAGTTAGGTGTCATACTCAAAATGATAGTATTGGTCTGAGAGATGCTATAGGCACTAATTGGTCTGCTAAAGGAGATTTAGCATGAGTACAGTAAAAACTAACACTCTTACAGGCACAACCACAGC